TTGCGCGGTGTACGGATTCCGCAGCAAGAAAGATTTAGAACGGCGCATGGTTACGGACGTAATCCTGTTCATTCCACGAAAGGCTGGTAAGTCAACACTAACCGCAGTGATTGCCCTGTACGAATTGCTATGCGGCGAGGCTGGCGCGGAAGTCTTTACCCTAGCCACGACACGCGAACAGGCAACCATCGTATTCGATGCGGCAAAAGGATTTATTGAATATATGCCGCAGGAAGTATCCAGCCTGTTTATCACTAGTAAATACCACATTGGCAAGAAGGGCGATTCGCAGTCAATGTTTAAGGCATTGAGCCGAGATACTAAGAAAACGGGTGACGGTAAAAATCCATCCTGCGTAATCATTGACGAAGCGGCGCAGATCGTAGACCGCAACAGCATCGAGGTGCTGCACTCAGGCATGGTGGCGCGGCAAAACCCGTTGCGTATATATATTACGACCGCATCATTTACCAAAGATACCAAGTTCCACGAAGATTTAAGCCTACTGCGGTCAATCCTTAACGGTGAGGTAACAGATAACCCTAGATGGTTCGGATTGCTGTACGGGCTTGATATTGGCGATGACTGGAAAGACCCAGCCAACTGGAGCAAAGCCAACCCAATGCACGGCATCAGCGTATTCGATGAGGCGATTGCCCAACGAGCAATGGAAGCCCAGCACAAGCCAGCAGCCCTAAACGAATTCCTTTGCAAAACGCTTAACGTCTGGGTATCTGCTAACACAGCGTGGATTGACCGTGCATATTGGGATAACCCTGCCAGCATCAGCACGGAACAACGAGAAAACCCCGAAGCGGTATTCATCGGATTCGACTTGGCGGCTACCCGTGACTTAAACGCAGTCTGTACGCTCAAGCGGTACGGCGAACAAGATTACGATGCGGAATGGCAGTTCTTCCTACCTGAAGATTCCCTGTCATACATACCCAAGCATTATCTGGATATTTTCAAGGTGGCTATTGATTCGGGCATATTAAAACTGACCGAAGGCAACGTGATGGATGATCGAGAGGTATCCGACTACATCAAACAACAATGCGCAAAGTATGACGTTCGAGAGGTAGGCTACGATGCCTATAACGCAGCGTCTATGGTGGCGCGGTTGCACGATGCCGGTATCCCAGTAAAGAAAGTAGGACAAGGAATGGCGGTGCTGAACAATCCGTCCAAGTATGTAGAAAAACTGATCATGAATCACAAAATTAAGCACAACGGTAACCCTTTCTTAGGCTGGCAACTGGGCAACTGTAATGTTTTTGAGGACGTGAACGGAAATATAAAAGTTCGCAAGAATGAAGCCGATAAAGCCGCAAAGGTGGACGGAATAATCGCACTAATAATCGCGGCGCATTGTTCGCTAGATAACCCGTACGTTAGCAGCAGTTACGGATTCAGATCGTTTTAGTGTAAGATTGTCATAATTTCGGGGGAAACCTATGGCAATTTTCGACATTTTCAACAGAAAAAAAGCATTAAAAAACGAATCTAATGCCGTCTTAGGACAGGTGCAATTAGGTAACCAAGTGCTACTGGGTACATCATCCCAGCAGCAACCAACCACGCAAATGCTCTATGTGACCACCAGCAGTACCACTACTGCCGGTCGAGTCATGGATATATCGGGCTTAACCCGTAATAGCACTGTTATGGCTTGCGTTGGCGTGAAAGCGCGAAGCCTTGCGCAATGCTCAATCAGTATTATGAGCAAAACCGAAGATGGTACATACGTTGATGCAACCCGTGATCCGTCCGTAGGTTCACGCGATAAAGCAAAAGCCAAACAAGTATTAAATCTGTTACAGAATCCCAACAATTTCCAGACGGCTTACGAGTTCTGGTATCAATGGTGCATGTGGCAAGACTTGTCCGGCGAATCCTTTACCCTATGGTGGAGAAAAGATCGCAAGGACTCAACCGCTACCCCGTTAGAAATGTATACGCTGGATTCCACTTTAATCACGGTAACGCTGACCCCAACCCGTTACCCGTTATACAAACTGGCAACACCATCCTACGGGTTCAGCAAGGATCAGCCATTAGAAGCCCATGAAGTTATGCACATCAAGGAAATGGCGTGGCAAGGTTCAAGCGGTTTCAATAAAGGCATCCTAGCCACTGAATTGGTCGCACTGGATCAAGACATCGACATTTACGCCAACTTCATTATGCAGAACGGCGCGAAACCGTCTGGCATCTTTACGACTGAGCAAGTTATCCCTGACGCAAAGTACAAGGAAATCGCATCACGACTGAAGGAAGCGTGGAACGCTATGACCGGCAGCCGTTCGGTAGATTCAAGTAAAGCCGGTCAAGGTATGTTGCTGGATCAAGGCATGAAGTATATGCCCGTTGATATGCTGACACTACAAGACGCAGACGCAGCCGCATTGAAAGTGCAAACCATGAAACGTATCTGCGGTGTATTCGGTGTGCCACCTGCAATGATCGGTATAGCAGACCAGAAATATAACAACACTCAGACAATGTTAGATGAGTACTATAAAACCGTTATGTATCCGATGATTATCAACATCGAGCAAAAGTTAAAGCAGCAATTATTGAAGGGCTACCCTAACCTTTGTGTACGCTTTGATACTAAAGACTTCCTAAAAGGTGCGGCACTTGATCAAATGAACTTTGTGAACGCTGGCGTTAATGCAGGAATCATGACCCCTAACGAAGCCCGTGAATATCTCAACATGGCTCAATTAGATGGCGCGGATGACTTAAAAACAGACGCAAAAGCATCCGATAAACTGCCCGGCACATCACCCCAAGACACTGGCGGTGGTGGCGGCAATCAAACACGCAAGATGAACATCGGTAAGACATGAGACCGCAGATACTAAGAGCATTAGCGGTACTGGCTTCACAAGTCAAGCAAGACAGTGTTAAACTTGACACGCGAAGCCCTCATAAGATAACAGACGATAACCAATCTATTCGATCTGGGGCAATCAATGAAGCAGATAAATTTGGTATGCGAAGCGCAGGTAAAACTGGAGCAAAGCGCAACCGAAGCAGTAAATCCAAGCGGAGTGCTTGAGGCAAAAGTAACGACATGGGGCGCAAGGGAAGGTGCAGACGGTCGCAGATTCAACTATCAGCCTGAAGGCTTTGCAGACTGGGCAAAAGAGTTTGCCGCTAATGGCAAGCCATTGCCTATGTTCCTAAATCATAACGATTTAGGTATGCCTATGGGCGAATGGAACGAATTCGTTTTTGAAGATGATGGCATGGTCGCGAAGGGGCGGCTATACCTTAACACCGTCGGCGGCTCTGACTTGTACCAAATTTTAAAGGAATCACCCAAGATGTTTGGCGGGGTTTCCGTAGGTGCATACGCTGAGGAAGCCAAATTCGTAACAGCCACAGGTGAGGATGCCGCCCCTGACGATGAAGAAGCATTCTTCCAGATCACGAAAGGCGGTCTGCGCGAAGTGTCCGTAGTGATGTACCCAAACAACCCTAAAGCCGAGATTCAAAAACTGGAAGCCTTTGATGCTGAAGGTCAACTGAATCCAAGAGTTTTGGAAAAAGTCTTGCGTGATGCAGGGCTTACCAAGAAAGATGCAACCACCGCATCTAGCATTTTCAAGAAAGTATTAGCCGAGCGTGATGCCGCTAAACCTATTGAAGAAACCCCAATCCAGCGTGATGCAGGTGCGGTGGAAAACGAAGCCGATCAATTACTAGCAGCCTTAGAACTGCGTGAACTTGAACAGGCTTTATCTCAACATTTAACTTACAGGTAAACCCACATGAGTATTGAAAAAGTACTTGAAAAGGTAGACGCAATCGAAGCGGCTAATCTTTCCAAGATTGACGCTGTAAAAAGCGAAGTTGCTGCTACTGTTGATGCAGCGAAGGCTGAATTGGTTGAAAAGGTTGCAGCCCTTGAAGCCAAAGTAGCCAGCATCCAAGCCCCAGAAGTTATGCGCAGCCGCGCAAAGTCTGTGCGTGAAGATGTAAACCGCATGGTTAAAGAACAACTTCGTGACTTTGCCAAGTCTGGCAATCGCATGGAAAAAGAAATCAAGTTGTTTGAGAGCGTAGATCAGCACGATGCGTTCATGAAAGAATCTTCAGCCCTGACAAGTTCTGGTGCTGGCGTTGGTGGTCGGGTTGCTTATGATCCTGTATTCGTTACACAGCGTTTGCTAAACCCAATGCGCGGTTTGTCACGCACTGTTGCTACGGATGGTGCTTCATATCAATTTAGAACAAAAGTTGGCGATGCTGGTGCGCAATGGGGCTATGGCATCCAAAATGACGGCACAACTGGCGGTCAAACCGGCTCTGGTACGACTGAAGATATGAAAATCTGGCAACTCAATTTGCAAGATATTAACGTCCAATTCCCAATCCGTACTGCCGCACTGGATGATATTGATGGCTTAGAAGGAAATGTAGTAAGCGA